TGCAAACACTGCAGGGTTCAACTACATCTTTGACCAACAGACTACTGTGTGGGACGCTCTTCAGGTTGCTCTACAGGCGCATCGCGCTCAACCTGTTGGCTACAACCAGAAGTTGTCTGTGCGCTTGAACGAACTGCCATTAGCTTCAAAAGCTATGTTCAGTCGTGAAAACTACACCGAGAACTCGTTCAAGATGGCTTACCGTATGGGTGATGCGCTTGAAATCGACGGTGTTGAAGTTGGTTACTACGATTCAATCACGTGGGACCAGCGGGTAATTCGTTGGCCAGTAAATAGCGTTGTACCAGAGCGCCTTGAAGCATTAGGCGTGAGTTACTACGACCATGCCCTGGCGCATGCCAAGTGGTCGTGGAGTATTCGTGAGCGCATACGTCGTGGCATTGAGTTTCAAACCGAGCTAGACGCAAACGTGCTAGAACCAGGTGACAAGATTGAAGTGGCATCACCCTTTGTATCCTACACCATGACCGGACGAGTGATGGCTCGTGCAGGTAATGCACTTACCATTGACCAGTTTATTCCAGCCGGTACTTACCAGTTAATGATGCGCGATGAGTATGGTGCACCACACGGTCCATACACGATTAACCACCACGGTGGCAACATTATTACTTTTGTTGGAGTGCTACCATTTACACCCCAAGTTCCGATTGACGGGCTTGAACCCACGCACTTAGTACTTGGTGTTGTGAATGAGTCTACCAAGCCATACATTGTGCAGTCCATCGCGCCTAATGGGTTGTTAACAGAAGTAGCAGCTTCAGAATTTGTGCAAGAGGTCTATACTGGGTACCCAGTACCAAGTGCGCCGATACCACCACCAACGCCGTCGCCACCACCAGAGCCGTTGCCACCCACGCCGCCGTTGCCACCAGCTGGGCCGGTTGTGCGCTCGGTGGACCTGGATATCCCTGAGCTGGCGTTGAGCGGCGCTGTTGTTACGCGTATCGTGTACCAGCTGATTGACGGGTTCGTCGCAGACTACAACTCTGGCGTGCCGACTAACTGGGGTGATTGGATTACTCCACACCATAAAAACATTGGACTGGATTGGAAAGTACGCAACACTGTACTACAAGGCACCTTCTATAACCAGTCGGCTTGGAATGGTATCCAGCGGCCGTTCAACCAGGGTTCTGTAATCGGCGCGGCTATGTCACTACAGCAGACCACGGTCGGTTACACGCTGGGCAAGGTCAAGACTGAAATCTTCGACCCGGCCGGTGTAAAGCAGGGCGAGTTCATTATCAACATTCCAGTACGGAGGACCAGCTGATGCCAGACATTGTATTCCCACACAATAAGTTCGGCTTGGCGATACGTGATAACTACTCCGTTGCTGTTGACAGTGCATTGGCTAGAGTCAAGCAAGCTAGCGGACATGTGCGCCAGCGCAGAACCTACTTACACCAAGCCAGTCTTGTTAGACTTTCATTCCGTATGACTCACCAGGTGGCGTCGGACTTCCTTGTGTGGGTTCGTGAAAACGCAAATGACTGGTGGTTAATGAAGTTAATTAGTGGTAACTCAAGTGATGCCTGTCCAGTATCCCGACATCGAGTTAAGTTGGTATCTACAATCCAGTCTAATCGTATTCCACTCACCAACATGGTACTACTTACCTTTGATGTCGAAACCCATAGTTTGACAGATTGGGCAACCCTGTCAGTCCAACCATTTACGAAGTCATGGCCTACCACGCTACCGCTACCACAGGCTAGTGGGTTTGTTAGTGAGCATGGACCTCGTGGCTATACCCAATACACCTTGACCTGGACACTCACATCAAAGCAACTAAAAGACTTTGTAAAATTTGCTTCGTACGCCGGAACTACATGGTTTACTATGCCAATGATTAGCCCGAACGTCCCATGTGGTACCGAGTTAATTCGCTTCACAAGTGGCGTTAGTTCCACGTTATCAGCGCCGGACAAGTTTGAAGTATCAATGACTGCAGAGACTTTATTGGACTACACACATCTTAAGTTGCCAAGCATAAAGCGTAATTACGACAGCAATACAACCAAATTTTCCGACCCAACTGTCCAATTTAACGGGTAGAAAGATACTTAAAAAGGTCCACGTACGTATATCTATCAAGATATAATCCTTGATGGATTCTCACGTATGAACGTACGTGGACCTTTTTAAGTATCTATATTGAACTGTACCACATATATACCTAATAAAGTCAAAAATCGACCTAATAAAGTCGATTTCAACTAAAAAATCCACCCTTTTGAGGTGGATTTTTCGTTACTTTTTATCCTGATTTAATCAGAATTGATGGACCGTTAATCTTCTACGGCAGTCAAAGCCGAAGCCCTCCACCAACGCTCAACTGCTTCACCAGTTGGGTTGCAATAACGCAGTTGGTATCGGTCTTCGCCGTTAAGAAATTCAGCACGACCAATGACAATACCCTGCTCTTCGCTAATATCAATTTGAACGGTGGAGTTTAGCTCAAACTCAAATTGTGATTCAGACATTTTTCTCTCCAGTTGTATGTTGTCGTACAAAGCGCTTGATGAACGCTCTGTTGTTTAAGACGCCACGACGGTCTGAAATTGAAGCGCCTATAATCATAGTGGTAGACTCACCACTAGGAAGTATGAGCTTGATTCCAACATGTGTCCCACCTCGCATTTCGGTCTTAGTGCTAAGACCTTGGCTTTCAGCAAATTTACAGAGTTCTTTGACATGTTTCAGATTAGCCATTGTTCTTACTCATGCGACACGTCCAATAACAGGGTATTCAACAATGTACTTTGTACCTTGTGCTAAGTGCAGGGTATGCTTAGCTTTTTCAGCCAATGGGCGGGTGGCATAAACATCGTGTATCACGCCACCGATGTATAGTATGTAAACAATTTGAACGTCAGTCGCCATGGTCTGCTCCGTAAAACTTGAGCACCGTACTTAGTGCTTGGAGCAAAGTTTTTGTATCCTTGTCCTTAGCACTTTTTACATTTTTGTACGACTCTTTCAAGGACGCAATTGTTATTGCATCTTCTTGCTCATCTGTCAGCTTGATTTTGATTTCACTCATAGGTCAATTTCACTCCTTAGTCCGATGTACACAGGGAAGCGGGGTCTGTCCTTGACTCCCACTTCGAAGTGCTTGTACTTGACAATTTTACCGATGTACTTGGGCTGATTATCCCAGTAGTCTTGGCGCAGGTCTGCGCTAAACCCAGAACCAATTTCAAACTCGATACCGGTATCAAGGTCACGAACCAGAATGGCGCCCATAGTGTTCATGGGTACAAGTCCAGCTTTTTCGTGTGAGCGCTTAGACCGGCCAAGTTCATCAGTGGTCTGCTCGTTTTGATTGCTTTGAAGTTCAACCATACTAATAATCTGAGCTTCTGAATCGGTGAAGCGCTTGACCTTGAAAATGATTTGTTCGCGCTCGGTAGACCGCCCCCACTTGTACTTACCATTCTTGGAACGAACCATGATGCCTTCGTACCCACGTTGTAAGCACTTTGCTTCAAAGCATTCGAGTTGGTGCAGAGTCTGTATTTCTTCTTGCTTGAGTATGAGTACTCGTGGGAAATCGTGTGGGTCGTTGTGCCAACGGTCAGACACATTTTGTTGGCGCTGTTGGTAAGGTTTGTCTTTGTGTTCAGGCGCTGCATTATCAAACACAAAGAACATTACATCGGGCTTTCCGTCAAATGACATTACACCAGAAGATGTTTTGTTGTAGACATTAGGGTCTGTGGCACTGCCAACAATCAGTTCACCATCAAACCCTTCGTTTTTGATACAACCAAAAAGTTCTTGGCACCATCGGTTTGGAATCAACTTTCCATTTCGTGAGTAGAGTTTGCCATCACGAACAATTGCCCGAATACCATCGAGTTTCGGACTGGCAAGCATGGGTAAGTTCAACGCACTTGGTACTTTGAGCGTTGCTGCAAGAAGTGGTCTGAAAACAGTCACAGTGTAACCTCCATGTTGAGCGAACGAAGAGCGGCGGCATAGACCGATTGGGCAGTGAGCACTGGGTCGGTCGTACGGAAGTTGGAAAGCAATTTTTTCATTTCTTCCCGGTCAGGTACTTTGGCTTTCTTTTTCTCAGCCAACTCAGCGAGATGTTCGTCGAGCAGATTGGCTTCGGAAATCCAACCGGCTTGGGCAAGGCGCTCAGCCATTTCCTGAAGTTGGGCAATGTGGTTGGGTTTGATTCGCCAGTCGTAAGCGCCGAACTCAGGGAAGGCACTTGACTCGGGACTCCAGTCGCACCACTTTCCGTGGTAAAAGTACTGGATAGGGTGCCCTTGAATAAAGGCGAGAATTATATCGTATTGATGATGTCGTTTCATACTCTGATTCCTATGTGACTCAATGGACAGGATTATCCATTAATTAATTATATCATATAGTCTTGACATTTGTCAAGAACTATTTTCAACTATAAATAAGTGCTCACGCCTGAGTGGACCAGTGAGCGCTGAAATACATGCGCGGACTTTGGCTCATCGTGAGCTGCCGGTGTTGTTTCAAATGACATCACCTCCGGCTGGACGTCTCTCGGCTATCTACCTTACGGCAGGCCCCCCGAGCTGGAGCTAAGCTAGTTTTGCTTCTTAGCATGTGCTTTGGCAATACTGTCAGTAATCACTTGAGCTCCTGTCTTGAGAACATCAATGTCACCACCAGCTACAAATACAGATTGACCGGACTTGCTGAATGCAAGTACTATGTACGTTGTACAGTCTTCGTCCACATCAGCCATGTCAAGCGCTTCACCTAAACTTATTACTTGGTCCATAAATTCCTACTTAAAATAGTCCACGTACGTATATCTATCAAGATATTATCCTTGATGGATTCTGACGTAGTCACGTACGTGAGACCATTTGAGTCTTAATATCGAATATCACTTTATTAAGTCGATAAATGGACTTAATTCGGTATATTTCACTAGTTAAAATAGACATTTTCACCGTACGATTCATTGATTGAATCAATCCAATAAGGGATGGTTACTATTTCACTCCATAAACAAATGTGTATCCCACCAACAAGGTGTCTTGGTCTTCCAAGTGGTCATGTGCTTTTTGCCATTGCGATAGTAATTACGATAGGCAGTGACAGAATCACCAGCCTTGAAAACATCGGGCATACACTGAGGTGGCTCAGAGAAGTCAGATACTTTGATGGTATCGGGCGCCAACTTGAGCGCATCAACAATACCTTTGCTTTGGGTGGCGTGGACTCTGCCATACCGTAGGG